CCGCTTAACTCTTACTGTACAATGATATTATGACTGAATGGCAAGTTTTTTGGCTGCACGTAAACTTTCCTCACTACCATACATACTTATTTTGTTAGCAAGGGCACGCGCATCACGACTTAAAGTTTTTGATTCTTCGTCAGAAGACATACATGAGTCATCCTCATCATCCTCGTCTTCGTCTTCATCATCGTCTTCTTCGTCGTCTTCATCATCATCCTCGTCTTCGTCTTCATCATCGTCTTCTTCGTCTTTTTTCTTTTTTCCTTTTCCAGCGAGAACTTCATCATCTTTTTCAGATGCTTCTTCCTCGTTAGATTCGGCTTCTTCTACTTCCTCAGTTTCAGAGCTTTCAGATTCCTCTAATTCCTTGGCTGCATCTGTATTCATATCATTTATTGCGGAAATAAGTACCTCAATGCTGTCAGACTTCATAGCATCCTTAAAATAAGAAATAGCTTCTTCTACATTACCTTTTTTGTAATTCAAATAAGCTGCTACAAAGAAATCACCAGCACCATTATAACTTACTGATTTTTCTCCCGCTTCTTCGAGAGCAGTAGATTTTACTCTACTGCCCTTTCCGTGCGCTTTTACTAAATTCATTAAGTCTTCCATAAAAGTTTCACGATTTACTTTCTTCCCTGTCTGTCCCTCAATTCCAGCGCATATCATTTCACAGGAATCATCAAGAGCAGCCATCACTTTATAAAGTTGGAAAGTTTTTGTCATAAGGCTTCTCCTAGTTTGCTAAATGTTACTATTAAGAACGAAGCCCTTTGACGAAGCTGCGTGGGTTATGGCATACCATTGCAATTAATTCCCACATGCTCCAACCACGAGAAGGCGCACCATCCTGGTAACTATCAACAGGCACAGACTGAATTGGTCCACGATCAGTATATGCACCATGAGTATCAGGAGCAGCAGTAATGTAGACTTCTCCGGCATTTAATACTTTCAGACGTGGCTCACGATAGGCATCAGTTATTACTGACATCCCAAGCAATGTGCCAATCTGTCCGGTCTGCACAATCTCATACTGACTTACTGGATCAAACCACGAGCCGAAAGCAACACTTCCAGTGATGTCTTGCAGAACGTCATTTGCAATCAACATGTTGGTAGAATTTAATGACCAACGATTAACTTGCTGTTGCATTACACTTACGTTTGCAGGAGTTAAACCACCAGCCAGATATTGTAAGGCATTGCTGGTTCCAACTAAACCATCAATTAAAGCCTTCCAAACCTTGTCTTCGTTACGCATAATCTGTTCTTGACCCTCAAAGAACTTATCTTCGAGAATATCGCCAGTTGCTTGTGCAATTTCGCGCTCCTCAACACGTAAGTTTGCTTTGATATAAAATTCAGGCGGTACTAAATATTTATCACGAGCCTGAATTGGGAAGAACTGAGTAGCACTTGCTGCGGTTACAGCAGTTACACTCTTTGCGCGTACACGAATACGTGGTATGCTTCCTTGCTGAACATCTACTCTGTGGAACAGACGACGCATAAATCCTTCACGATCAGCTAATTCAGTTAGCTCACCAGAAAGAGTTGCACCAATTTCTGCCCAAGGACGAGCTTCGCCTTGATGCATATAACGATAAAACGCATCACGAGTTGCTTCCATACGAGCGGCAACAACTTTATGACGTTCCGCAGAACTTACAAAGTTTTCCTTTGTAGTAACCTGCCCATTTTGTACTAAGTTTGCCAGCACTTGCAGCGTAGCCGCAAGATCCTGTTTATTGTTTGCATTTATCTGGCCGGTTTTAGTATCTACAAGATACTCTGAACTACCAGGGCGCTTCGCTTCACTAGCTGGCGTAGCTGTACGAAACTTAACCTTGTCAAGTGAGTTTTTCATTGGTTCAACTCCTTCTATATTAAAATTAAGCTGTGAAGTACAGACCAAGATACGGATAATCCGCACTTGGCTGTGCGATACAGGTGCCAGTCACTGCCGCCCCAGTACCAGTAAGACTAAAAATACCACCCGTAATTGCCACAATAC